TAGCCGTTGTCATACCTGTAGCATCACCTGTCTGCTCATAAGTGCCAGCAGGGCTGTCATTTAGAAGTCCAGGGTTGTTACCTTGAGCATCGTTTGTTCCATCAGATGCATTAGGATCATACTCAGCTAGGTCTTGACCAGCACCACCAGAGAAACCAGCGTTAGGCTCATTGAATAATGCCTCACGATAGTTACCACTAGCAGGGGCACGCTCAGTACCGTAGTTAGTTCTCATTGCAAAGATAAGTCCTGTTGGACCTGTCATTGGCTGAACGCCAGCAACATCATATGCAATTAGTTGTGGCATTGAACGTCTGATAAGACTGATCAATACGGGGTCGAAACCAGCAACTGGACCTGTATCGGTAGCTGCTTGTGTATAACCTGTTGTTTGTAGAGTTTCAGTAAGGATCTTTCCTTCTTCTGAAATTGCTCTCTCTTGGTTTTCAAGAAGTTGTGCGACTACGCCACGCTTATGTGAATCGTCAATCTCTGGAAGAGCTTCGTGATTCAGAACGGGTGCCCACTTTTCTTGGAGTTGTTTAATAGACATTTGTCTCTTTAAAAGTAGTTTTGATTATTAATTATTTGGACCAACGAGCGATTGCATCTACGTACTTAGACATAGTACCGCTAGTTGTACTTTCGACAAGGGGTTCAGAACTTTCTTCGGTGGGTTCCGTTGTTTCAGTAACAACTTCAGCCTTCCTAGTGAAATATGATTCCTTGATCGTATTGACCTTATTTCTAAAGTCTTCTTCAGTTTCAAACTCAACACCCTCTGCGAGAGAAGCAAGCTTCTCTTTTTGGGTCTCAGCGAGTCCCACTGCACATTCGTTCACAATTTCCATTTTAACAAACTCTCCAATCCTCTTATTTAAAGAGACATTAGAATCGATTTGCTCGTTGAGTTTAGCTTCCATATCATCTAACTCACCTGCCATACCATCAAGCAGGTTGAATTTCTCCTCAGGCACTGTAAAATTGTGCTCTAAGAAGAGACCTTTTAGACCAGAGAAGAACGATTCTGCCATCTCAGTCTTAATGCCGTGCTCGATCTGAAGGGAATTTTCCTTCATCCATTGATCGGCGGCATAAGAGAGATAATCGTCTACCTTCTCGGCCAATTCTGTTTGGATCTTTTCAACTTCTTCAGTTAAGGCAGATTCCATTGCCTCTTGTAACGCTGCTGCTTCTTTGTTAACACGGCTTGTTACAGCTGCTTCAAAGATTGTTGCTGCTTTTAGTCTGAACTCTTCTGAGAGGTCTTCACCAGCGACAAGAGCGTCAACATCCTCAGTAAAGTCGAGGTCGGTTTCAGCGATTGTTTCCTTTTCGCTGTCATCGGTCTCTACCTCCTCTTGTTTTGCAGATGCTGCACTAGGTTTGGTTGCCAAGGATTTAGAACCTTCTACGCTAACTGAGTTAGCAGCAGATTTTCCTGCGTTCTTTGTGCCAGCGGCACCTTCCAAGGAATCCGTGGTGACGTTAATTACTTTCTTACCACTTCCACCTAATGAATCGGTTGATTTAGATGTATCAATCTTTTCAGCAGGTTTGGCGTTTTTAGTAACTGCGTTAGATCCTTCGGTCACTTCTTCCATGTTATCTAACTCTTTATCGAGTGAGGTCTCAGCCATTGTTTGAACTCCGTGTATGCTTTAGCGTTATCTTTATTTATTTATAAATCACAAACTCTTTAAAAATGCTGCAAATGCGGAGACTTTACGCTCCTGCAGATTAATGAGAGTTGCTTCATCAATTTCTTGTTTGATTTCAGCAACAGCAGACTCTTGAAGTATGCCATTGTTCCAAACCCACTCCTTACCTTCCATGATGCCATTAACAAATGCATCAGGTGCAGAAGGATCAGCGACTATATCAGCAGCAGTTGCTAACATGAAGTCGTCCATAACAACGTTGCAGTTATCTTCCTTACGGATAGATCCCATACCTCTGGAAGAAACTCCAAGTCTTACACCCTCATCGAGTAAAGACTTTGCAATTTTTCCGTTTGGTGTATCAAGTATCTTTGCTCTACCGATGAAGTTATTTCCATCTTCTTTCAAAGATTCGATCTTATGTGAAACCCTATCTAAATTAATAGAAGGTCCGTCAGGGTGACCTAATTCACCAAGAGCACGACCAGATTTAATATAAGACTCATCATATTTAGCAACTTCACGTGCTAATGTTTTCTGAGGGTACATTCTGCCATTACGGTTTTTTAATTCCGCTTGCAAAAAGATACCTTCAATGAAGTAATTTTTCTTGCCTTCCTTTTCTTCCGTTAAAAATTTAACGTCTGTAAGTTCTTCAGCTATCAGTCTCATCTTTTGGTTCCTCTATGGTTTCAGGTTCCTCTGTGGGTGTTTCTGTTTCAGCAGTAGGTTGTTCTACTTCATTTGGATCTGGATCTGAAGGAAGTCTGACACCAGAGGTATCAACATCCGTCACTTCAGCATCACCAACTCCATCAATAGATTTCTCTATCTCATCAGCAGAATCTTGAGCAGTATCATCTAACTCAAAACCCATCGCTTTTGCAAATTCAACTTTTCTTGCTTGAATAGCATCATATGTAGAAGCACCCAAAGCATCATTAATTGAATCAACTGCGGCTGCTTTATCATCGCCAAAAACTTGTTGGACGATTTGTTTAGCAATATCACTAGGCATAATATGTTCCCACTGTAGTATTATTTAGTAAGTTTAGAATTCTCCCCGCTTTTGATCCGCAGGATCAATTGTGGATTGATTAGGTGCTACCTCTGTTGCAGGGACACCCCCACCAACAGCAGCAGGATCAATTCCCGCTTCCATTGCTGCCAATTCTTCAGGGCTTTGTATGATTCCTGCTTCAGTTTCCTCTTCTATCTGCTCATCAATTTCAATGATTTCTTGGTCAGTCTGCTTCAGAACTTGACGACGCATGTATTCAACAGAGAAATATTTACCAACATAAGGATCCATAACATTAACTTGATTCATACGCTCGTTGCGAATTTCAATTTCTTTCAGTTCAGTAAAGTAATTGTCAGCAACATAATCGAATTGAATATGGGTCTTCATCTCATCCCATTCTTCAAGAGTTATAATACCCTTAAGAACTATTTGAGCTTTCAAAAGATCCATAAAGAGTTCAGAAAATCTCTTACGGAGACGTGCGATAAATTTCTGGAACTTAACTTCATCACGAGTAATTTCTGCAGCACGACCAACATTAAAAGTCGTTTCTGTTTCTAAACGTGAACCAGGTACGTTAAGTGCTTTGTATAATTTCTTCTGGAAATACTTGACATCTTCTAACTCACCTAAGTTTTGTCCACCAGGCAATGTAGTAATCTCAGTTCCTCTACCACCTTCTCTACGTGGCAACCAGAAGTCCTCAAGCATAGACATGAACTTCTTGTCATCCTTTATCTCACCAGTGTTTGCATCGTATACAAGTTTATTTCTATAACGACCCATTACTTCACGTAAGTATTGCTCTGCCTTATTCTTAGGTAGATTACCTACATCAATATAAAAAATTCTTCTTTCTGGTGCTCTTGATAATCTGTAGATAACAAGAGAGTCTTCAATCATTCTTAATTGATTGACTGCCTTGATTGCTTTATTCAGATGTGACAACACCATGTTCTTGTTTAGATCCATGATGCCTGAGTGACAATAGCATATAGAATCTGGTGCAATCTTTAATCCTTGTGTGCTAGTACTCTTCAATCCTTTTGGATCATATAAGAAATACTGTGCAGACTTAGGAGATAACTGTTGATTGAGAGGAAGACCTCTTAATTGTTCTGGTCTTTTCTGATCAATCTCATTAATCTTACGAATCTTACGAGGATCGATATAACGTAATTCTATCAATCCTTTCTTTGGATTATCTGGATCAATTACCTTATGATAATATAATCTTCCATCAACATACCAGTTTCTAAAGATTTCATGAGACTTTTTATCAAAGTCCATCATTTCTTTGATACTTCTAAATTCTCTTCTAATATTATCTTTTACTTTATCACTAGCATTTACATTAGATAATTCTATTTCTACTGGTGAATCGTATAAGTCACTTACAATTGCTTCATTAACAACATCTTCAATAGCACCATCTGCTTCTGGATGAAGTGCCATTTCTCTATATCTTCTTATTAAATCATATTCTGTCTTAAATACACCTTCAATATCTACATATTGTCCGTAAAAACCAGATTGAATATAATAATCAACCCCGTCCTCGTTTGAAGGAGGAACGGGGGATACCACAGAGGGAGCCTTATTCTGGCTATCGTCAATAGAGAATCCAAAAAGTTTTGCCATTGTATAATTTTTGCCTACTTTTCTATTATAGCACTATTTAGCTGATACTTTCACCCCCTGCATTTGTACCAACACCTTTAAGTGCTTCCCACCACTGAACTTGCATCTCTACTGTAAATTCTTCAATAGCATCAACAGTCTCATATGAGAGATCTATTTGACTAATGTTTGTTGGGAATACATCATGGAACTTGTAAGTTCTAAGTGTAGATCCATCACGATCTAACTGATGTACATATGCATCTGGTTGGTATACTGCAGGATCTTGTTCTCCAGTAGCATCAGACATTTTATTAATAAGATTCATCCACTTTTCAAAAGCAGAACGAATAGAAAAATCTACATCATTGAGAACAGTAATAGTCCATGTATCAAATGTCCTATCACCTGCTATTTTGAGAATCCTACCTCTAAAGTTAACATCAATTGGTGTAATATTTGATGCTGGAAGAGCAGCTGCCTTCACTAAGAATCTTGACTTTTCCTTAACATCATTATCAATTGCGATAACTTCAGGAAAGGCAATTTCAACTTCAAATAGATTCGGCCTAGTACCACCACCAGCTAGTTTACTTTTGAATCCACTTATTGTCC